GACATTAACAAAGTACCCATGGTCCGTGTGACGTGGTTAGATGCTCGTGATACAGAAACAGGTTGGCTTGATATAAAAGATGTTATTAATGCTCCGTTGGCCGTGTGCCAAGAGGTGGGGTGGATGATACATAACGGGAAAGAAAAAATAATTATTATGAGATCTTACAGTAAGGATAAAGATGACATTACTGGTGGTGGTGCTATTGCCATACCCAAAGGTTGGTTAAAAAAAATAGAATATTTAAAGGTAGATTATGCTAAACAATGAAATAAAGTTTATAAGTCAATATGCTGATTTAATTGAACATCCTGTTCCCGTAAAAAAAGTTGTGCCCAATTGGTATAAAGAACTAACAAATTATATTTATTCATCAGATGAATTACATATAACAGTGAAACAATGTCAGCCTGTTTTAGATAGTGTTACAATGGGATACGCTATTCTATCTCCTATAGATTTTATGTTTCTAAAGACCGAAGATCCAAAAGAAAATACTTTTAAATTAGATGTAATAGCATCAAGAAGGGAAGAAGATTCGGAACAGATGTCTAAAATGAATATTGGTATTAATAATCATACAAATGAACAAATAAATAAGTCTATGATTTATCCTAATGAAATACCTACGGCTTTTAAATTTTTAAATCCTTGGTATATAAAGACTCCTCCAGGTTATAGTTGTTTATTTACCTCTCCTTTTAATACAGAAAAAAAAGATTTTAGGCTGATTACTGGTATTGTAGATACTGACGTATACGAAAATTATGTAAACTTTCCTTTCTTTTTAACGGATTGGGATTTAAGTAAAGGTCAACAAAAATTATTAAAAAAAGGCGATCCTATTTGTTTAGTGTTTCCTTTTAAAAGAGATAATTGGAAAATGAATATTATTAAAGATGATAATTTAGCAGAAAAGTTAGACCTTTTTAATTTTAAAACTATAACATCGTCATTTCAAGCTTACAAAAATAAAATTTGGAAAAAGAAAAAGTATAAATAATTATGCAACACAATAAACAAACAAAATTTGTTATGTATGTTGATGATTTTTTAGGTAAAGAAACTTTACAATCTTTACAGGATACCCTTACAACTTTAAAATATATTCAAGTAGATAACCCAGAGGGTCAAGTATATGGTTATAGACATACTTTTCCTAAAAGTTTTCATGGAGATCCATTACTAAAACTTATTAAACAATATTTTTTTCCACATAGAGATCTTGAGCCTATATCAGTTAGTGCACATTCTAGACAAAATAAAGAAGAACCTTTGTTTCATGTAGATGACGATAAAGGAAGTGTAGCTAATTTTCTTTTGTTTGTAAAAGGCGAGCCACTTTTAAATAACGGAACAGGATTTATGCACAATAATCAATTAGCTTCACACATTGGCTTTGTAGAAAATAGAGCCTTGTTTTTTAATGGTGCAAAGATACCACATTCTGATTTACAGTCTTTCGGTGATAGCTCCAATAGGTTTACACTTAATATTTTTTATAGAGAAAATGCATAAAGTTTTTATTGGTACACCTTGTTATGGAAACATGCTTACAGCCGATTACTTTAAAAGCTGTCTACAACTTACGGCTCTAGCCTCACAAAAAAAAATAGAATTACAATTTGGAACTATTGGTAATGAATCTTTAGTGACAAGAGCTCGTAACACATTAGTGCAATTATTTATGGACGAGAAAAAATATACTCATCTTTTATTTATAGATGCTGATTTAGCTTTTAATCCTGAGTCTGTCTTTCGTATGTTAGATTTGGATGAGGATGTAGTGACAGGCGTATATCCACGGAAAGTTATTGATTGGACAAGAGCTATTAAAAAAGTAAAAGATAATCCAAATATTAAAGAGGATGAGCTACACGCAGCTTCTTTGCAATATAATTTAAATATTAAAAATCCAAAAAAAGTAATGGTGAACAAAGGTTTTATTGAAGTATTAGATGGTGCAACAGGTTTTATGTTAATAAAAAGAAACGTCTTTAAAAAAATGGCGTTAGCATATCCTCATCTTAGATTTAAATCTGATCAACATTTAGGAGATCCTCATGACAAAACATTTGGATATCACGACAACTCTGATTGGAATTATGCTTTTTTTGATACTATGATAGAGCCAGATACTAAAAGATATTTGTCTGAAGATTATGCTTTTTGTCGTTTATGGCAGAAAATAGGTGGTAAAATATATGCTGACATTGCTAGTGGTATGACACACATGGGTAATTATTCATTTAGGGGTCATGTAGGAACTCAATTCTTGCCACAAAACAATAAATAATTTAGTATACTGCAACATGAAATTAGTCGATTTAAAGTTTCAACCAGGCATTGATAAACAAGATACTGCTTATTCGGCAGGGGATCAACGTAAGTATGTTGACTCCGACTTTGTTAGATTTCACTATGGTAAACCTGAAAGATGGAAAGGTTGGTCGTATTTACCAAATCCTAATAAAGCTATTGTGGGTGTGGTCCGTGATACGCATAGCTGGATTAGTTTAGACGGAACCAGATACCTTGCTTTAGGTACTGATAGAAAACTATATTTATATTCCGAAGGTAAAGTTTACGATATTACTCCTATTAGAGAAACAGCATCAGGATTATCAAATCCTTTTACAACAAATGGCACAACAACCGTCACAGTAACAGACGCCAGCCACGGTGCTTTAGTAGGTGATTTTGTTACTTTTGATTCTTTTAGTTCAATAGATGGATTGGACATGAATCAAGAATTTGAAGTTATTACAGTTCCTACTGCAAGCACTTATACAGTAACGCATACGAGCACGGCTTCTGGATCAACATCAGGTGGTGGTGGAACAGGTAATGCTGTGTATCAAATTAACACAGGACCTTCTACATCTACTTACGGATATGGTTGGAATACATTAGCTTGGAATATTAGCACATGGAATACACCGAGATCTTCTTCAAGTGTTGTTGTTGCAGGACGTAATTGGTCTTTGGATAACTTCGGTGAAGATTTAATTGCTACAGTTTCAAATGGAGGTACATTTATAAAAGATCTTTCTGGATCAGTAGATGCTAGAGCAACGGCTTTGTCTAACGCTCCTACTGCATCAAGATTTAGTTTAGTATCCACTGACACAAGACATTTATTAATTTTTGGTACAGAAACAACAATAGGTAATAGTTCTACTCAAGATGACTTACTATTTAGATTTTCTGATCGAGAAGATGCTACAGATTATACACCTGTTTCAACAAACGAAGCTGGTTCACTACGTATATCAGATGGCTCAAGAATAGTAGGCGCTGTTAAATCATCAGGTCAAATACTTGTTTGGACAGATACCTCACTTCACGGTGTTCAGTTTGTTGGTACACCTTTTACTTTTGGTCTTAGACAGCTTGGTGCTAACTGTGGCCTTATTGCTCAACATGCAGCAGTAGAAATAAATGGTCGTTCTTATTGGATGTCCGATAATTCTTTTTACATGTACGATGGTGTTGTTAAAAAAATGCCTTGTTCTGTACAAGATTATGTTTTTGATAGTTTAAGTTACACAAACAAAACTGATATTGCTTGCGGCATTAACACTGCCTTTAATGAAATTATTTGGTATTACCCATCAGCAAATGCTACACAAATAGATAGAGCAGTTGCTTATAATTATTTAGAAAACACTTGGTACACATTAAATTTAGGTAGAACAACATGGCTTGGTGCTTATGTGTTTGAACAGCCAATTGCTACAGAATATGATGCAAGTGTAACAGCAAATGTATCTACTATATTAGGTTTGACTGCAGGAGCTTCTTATATTTATGAACATGAGTCAGGTAATAACCAAGCAGATGGTACGGCTATTTCTGCTTTCTTAACAACTGGATCTGTTGAAATTGCCGATGGCGATGAGCTTATGTCGGTTAGTAGATTGGTTCCAGACTTTGATAATCTTACCAATAACATGACAGCCACATTAACCTTAGAACAGTATCCACAATCTGCAGCCAACGTAACTACAACAGGCACTATTACTAGCACCACAGAAAAAATTGATGTAAGAGGTAGAGGTAGAGCGGTTAAAATTAAATATGAAACTAACACAGTTAATGACACAGCTTGGAGACTTGGATCTACAAAGCTACAACTTAGACCAGATGGTAGACGATGATTGATAAACCTTTATATCAAAATCCTTTAAGTGGTGGTTTAACAGGAGAAATGCAAATGTCTAATATGGGCGCGAAAATTGATCCTTTAGCTGGCGGTCTTGGTGGTGGTTTTAAAACTTCTTTTAATTTATTACAACGACCTGATGAAAATATTGAAAGACAATATTTTTATAATAAAGATTTAAATAAATTATTTAACATGCCAGGGGGTGTAAGAATGGCTGCACCTAAAGGCTTTGAAAGTGTAAATAAAAATCAATACGAAGACTTTGCTAGTAAAGGAGCTACCCTTCAAGGAGCTAGTATGTTTAATGATGCAATGGGTGGTGGCTATAATCTTGATCTTCCTAGATTAACTTCAGGAGAAAACTCAGGACAGGTGGATAGAAATTCACCAGAATTTTTATATTATTATGGAGATCAACAACAACCAAAACTACCACCTAAGTTATCTTTAGGACCAACAGAAGGAGTTAGTCAAGATATTTTTGGAAATCCAAATTATTTAGACGGCACTAGAAGTGTTCAACCCATTGTTACAGGACCACAAGAAATAGCTACACAACAAGCACCCATGGACCCTTACAACAGAGTTGGACAGCAGCTCATGGGTCCTAATCAAGATGAAATGCTTGGAACATTAAAAAATATAGAACAAGGTATAGCGAGTTTAGTTGGAAATTATGGACAAGATTTTAATTCAAACAAATCATCTAACTATGGTGATTTTGATAACTTTGGTATGGGTTCTTTCTTCCCACCTTACGGAGGAATGTATGGCTAAAATAACAATCACACGATTACCAAACGCAACACCAGAATATGATGCTAATCAGTTTGATCAAATGGTTGCATTACTAGATCAAATTATTCTTTTACTTAACACAAACTACCAACAAGATTTAAAAGAACAATCACAGTCGGAGGCTTTTTTTCTTGGCTAATACTTTTAAAAGCGCAATGGTAGATATTACCACAACAGATTTAACAACTGTTATAACAGTTCCTACGGCTGATGCTGGTGCAACGCCACCTGTTCCGCCTACTACGGATGTAGTAAAATCTCTTTTAGTTTGCAATGACTCTGGTTCAACAACTTTAGTTGATGTTGAAGTTGTCCGAGGCGCTGCAACCTTTGAAATATTCAAATCAAAGAGTGTTGCTACAGTTACAACAACAGAATTATTGACTCAACCTTTAGTTCTGCAAGAAAGTGATGTTCTAAAAGTTCAAGCTAATGCTGCCAATCAGGTGCACATTATAGCCAGTTTTATGGAGGTCACGAAAGGACAACTCTGATTAACTTACATTCTCTATTTATTACTCCCGTATTTTCATTACAACTTAAAGGCCACGAACATCTTATTGATAGCATTTATCAAATAAAAGAAAATGACAAGAAAGGTATGCCAAGATCTAACGTTGGCGGTTGGCACAGCAGTGATGAAATATATAATATAAAAAAGTTTCGTCCTCTAGTCGGTGACATATTAAAATATGCTAAAGATTGTTTTAATCACCTTGATGTTAAACATAATTATGTTCCTGAGATGACTGGCATGTGGGGTATGATAAATCCACCTGGATCACGAAACAATGTACATACACACCCTTATAACTATTTATCGGGTGTATTTTATCTTAAAGCTCCCAAAAAATGTGGAAATATTGTGTTTCTAGAGCCTAAACCACAGTCAGAGGTGTTATCACCCCCAAAAACAGATAAAGCCTCTATACACCTCGCTCACAGCGTGCAATGGGAACCTGTTGAAAATTCCTTGATTTTTTTTCCTTCATGGTTACAACATGAGGTACAAACAAATAATTCTAATGATGACAGAGTTATTATTAGTTTTAATATAAATTGGAGAAACGAAAATGCCGATAGTTGAACCCGCTGAATTATTAGGTTACATTACTACTGAAGATGGACGAAAAATTCCACACTATAAAGTAAAAACTGAAACAACAATTACTCATCTTGATACAGGTGCTGAGTATAACTCAGAAGCAGAAGCTCAAGCTGATGTTGATAATCCAGGAACTTCTACAACTGCTGAAAAAATTAAAAGAGATGTAAAAGTATTTGCTCCTTCTTTAGCAGACATGTTAGGTGAAGCTGCTGAGTAATTAAGCGCTACACGCTTCACATTCCATATCAGAATCTAGACCTGTTACCATAACCTGTGTATCGGAGTTATGTGGTTTACCTTGAATTGTATGTATATGAGGCACGTTTCTATGTTTTAATAATTCTTTTTGTAGTTTTTCGTTTTCTCTTTCCACTGCTAATAAACGTTCGTGGTAACGACTCACCTTATCAGCAAGGGTAGCTATAGCCTTCAATACTTCT